GGACCAGCCGCAGAAGGTAAGGGGCCGCAAGCGTCAAATCCTTTTCGTCAACGAAGCCAACGAGCTGTCCCTGGAGGATTGGAGGCAGCTCCTGCTCAGGACGACGGGGAAGGTCATCATCGACTTCAACCCCTCGGATGAATACCATTGGATATACGAGGAGGTCATCCCCCGAACGGATGCGTCCTTCTTTCGGACCACGTACAAGGACAACCCCTACCTCGACGCGGCCACCGTCGCAGAGATTGAACGCCTCAAAGATGCCGACCCGAACTATTGGCGCATCTACGGCCTCGGAGAAAGGGGAGTAAACCAAGCCGCCGTCTTCACGTGGGAGGTGGGAGAGATAGCCGGGAAGCGCATAGGGACCGGCCTCGACTTTGGATTCACCAACGACCCCACCGCAGTCATCGACGTATACCAAGACGGGCACACCCTAATCCTTCACGAGAGGTTGTATTCGACCGGACTCACCAACCCGGACATCTCCGAGGAGCTGGAGAAGCTAGACTGTCAAACCATCATAGCGGATAGCGCCGAGCCGAAGAGCATAGAGGAGCTGTTCCGATTGGGCCACAACGTCAAGCCAGCAAGGAAGGGGCCGGATTCCGTGCGGCAGGGTATCGACATCATGCGCCGCCACAAGCTGCTCGTCACGGCAGACAGCACCCATCTACAAAAGGAACTCAGGGCGTACCGATGGGAGCAGGACAAGAACGGAAGGAACCTAAACAGACCCGTCGATAAGGACAATCACGGGATCGATGCGGTGCGGTACGTGTGTCTGAACTTGCTCACCACCTCCCGGTCTGGTTCCTACTTCCTTGCATAGGGGCAATTTTTTTTTGCGTGAATGCTTGGAGAAGTAAAAAAGAGTCGTATATTTGCTATGTCAACAACGACAAACAAACGCACAACGACATGACCAACTTCATTCACTCCACCTTCAACTGCAACCTGTACGACCACAACAGCACCCGCAGCAGCATGATGATTGAAAACGCCTGCCTCGATGAGTGTGCTGACTACTCCGGCATCAGCATCAAGACTCTGGATCACTGCGCTCAGAAAATGGTCAAGCGTTACAACCGCACCAATGAGCCTCAATCCCGCGACTTTATCGCCAATGGATACAAAGTCACTCTTCACGTTGGATAAGATGAAAGACTTTATCCTAGACTTCCTCAGTTCCCTCTGGATGATTGGCCTGCTCCTGCTGCCCTCCATCATCTTCTGAGTACAGGCCCTCCGGGGCCTTTTTTTATGTCCCAGAGTTTCGTCTATTTGAATACGTGAAGAAGACCATCACAATACCGGAGGACCTGTACGACATCACCATAGACCAATACCGCCGCGTACAAGCCATACCCGAAGGGGACGAGCTGCGCCAAGTAGTGGAGACCATTTCCATCCTGTGCCACGTCACCAAGGACGAGGTGATGGCAATGGAGAAGAAAGACATCCAGCACATCGGGGGCGTACTGGGTGGCATCATCGACAAGTATGACGAGGACTACCCCTTAGAGCGCACCATCGAACTCGACACCCGCTACGGATTCCATCCGAACCTCTCCCGAATTACCCTTGCTGAATTCGCAGACATAGAAACCCTCTGCAAGGATTCCCTCGATACACACCTGCCCCAGGTCATGGGGATACTATACCGCCCCATCGTAGAAGAACACGGGGACTTCTACCGTATCGAGGACTACGACGGCGAGGACCGCTCCGAATACTTTAAGGAGATGAAGATGGCGCACGCACTAGGGGCAGCCGCTTTTTTTTTGCGTACCGGGACGGAATTAGCAGGCGCTTTGGACAGCTTTTCCAAGGCGGTGAAGGATCCAAGCTATCCGAGAAATACGGATGGTTCGCCACGTTTGTCCATCTCGCAGGGGAGGACATTACTAAATTACCGCAGATTGAAAGGACGCACCTCGAGACGGCCCTCGCGTGGCTTGCATACGAACAAGACCGAGCACTCATCCAAAAGCAACAAGTGAACCTATGATTAGCGAACAAATCCGAAACATGGTTTTGGCTTGGCCCAAGGAGCAGAAATTAACCGCCCTTAAAGAACTGCAAGCCCAGGGCGAATTCAATATGCTGTTGGAACTGTCAAACGTCTTTCTCACAGCGCCAATATCCGAAGGAGGGCTGCCGTCCCAAATCATCGAACAACCCCTCGAACCATGAGAACAGTAAACCAAATCCTCGACGAGCTGGAAGGCATCGCCCTAGACCACCGCTTCATCAACTCCTTCAAGCAGGGGGAACTCTCCGAGGTAGATATCAAGAAGCTTGCAGGCAACAAGTACCCCATCTGCCACGCCGATGTCTCCAGCGCCACAATCGAGCGCGGGACGTTGGTGTATAGCTTGGACGTGCTGGTTATGGATATGATACTCCCCGGACAGACGGACGCACAGGAGCAGTATTCGGACACCCTCCGCACCCTCATCGATATCGTCAGCCAATACGCGCAGGTATTGAGCGCACAGAGCGACGTGGACCGAGACGTCACGATCGAGCTACCGGTGGACTGTGAACCCTTCACGGCTAGGTTCGACAATCTGCTCACGGGGTGGGTTGGTACGATTCGCCTTGTGACCTCCAACGACCTCGACCTCTGCGCCGCCGCTTTCGCGTGATAGCACCACATACAAACAGACGGCCCTGCTTCGGCGGGGCTTTCTATTTTAAGACGTGAAGACCCACATAACCATAGACGGTACCCGCGTCCCCATGACCAACTCCATGAGGGAGATGGGCAAGATTGGAAAGGAGGTACGCCGCCGCGCCCGCATATCCCTCAAGGCACGGGGAAAGGTCGTGACCGGCAACCTGTACAACTCCATCCGCTACGAGCAGGGAGTATCGAGAGACGAGAAATCCCTCAACCTACGCTTCAGCTTCCCCGGTGCAGACTACGCCAAATACGTCGATGAGGGTGTACGGGGTGCGATAAGTAGCGCCAAGGCCCCGCGCTCCCCGTTTCGGTTTGGGTCGGGATCGGGTCCGTCGGGTGGGCTGCGTCCCGCCATCGATAAATGGGTGGTAAAGAAAGGCATCGCGCCCCGTGGCGCTGGGGGGAGGTTTGCATCGCGGAAGGGCATGGTGTATGCCATCAGCCGCTCCATATATCAAACCGGCATCAAGCCCTCCTATTTCTTCACGAACGCCTACGACCGCACTCTGAAGAAGCACAACGCCAAACTGGAGAAGGCCGTGGGCGAGGATATCGGAAACGCAATTAAGACCCTACTCGATGGCGGTACAGTTTGAACTCATCCCCTCCACGTTTTACTTCCAAAGCACGGCGGAGCCGATTATCATTCAGGTCTCCGAGTCTACCGTGCAGACGTGGTACAAGTACCGCTTCATCTTGCAGGTCCTCGACGAGGCGGACAATGTTTTGGCCAAGCTCAAAACGCATATGCTCAGCAGCACCAATCAGGTCGCCGTCTTCGATATCAGCAGGGTAGTAGACGACTACCTCGACCCGACTCGATGGAACAGCAGAGACACAGATGCCTCCGTGGTGACGATAGGAAGGACGGGCCACGATCCTGCCTTTATCATTGGCTTGGCTACCGAGAACAACCCGGTAAAACGCATATATCTACGCCTTGGCTTTGAATCCGCAACCAGCGCAACGGCAGCCCCTACCGAGACACTGAACGTTGTAAATACTAACGTGCGATGTATCAGAAACAACTTCATCAACGACGGCGAGAACTACGCCGATAGGGGTTCAGAGTTTCAATTGTCTGGACCCACGTCCAACTTCATGAGTACCGCGCCGGACCTTGGCGTGGTGTCGGGGTGGGGTAGCGCATTTGGCAACGTGAGGCACCACAGAATCGGCTCCAATCAAGCCGCCGTTATTGCGTGGAGCAACGACTTGGGAACCGGCTCTTACATCCACATCAGAGGGTTCCAAGCAGACGGAACGGTGATTGGCAGTGCTTACTTAGAAATGTCGGGAGTCGGGGGTGAGGTGTCTATAAATGCAGATTACAAGCGCGTTTATTACATGGGTATAGGTCCGCTGAATTTGACCGAACACGCTTCGGCTGCATCGAACTCCGACCTGACCACAATCATGACGAGCGCGAACTTGGCCTACTATGAAATTTACGCATCGAATACGACCGCGGTGGCCAGCTCCTTCCAGGACTCTATCGTCCACCGCTGGACTATAGATAACGGATGCAGCAAGTACCCTCGCGTACAACTCATGTTCCAGAACCGCCACAGCGGGTGGGACTTCTTCAACTTCGACCAAAGGAGCGAGGAGAAGCTTACCAAGATTGAACGCAGCCAATACAACCGCCCGCGCGGGAACTGGGACAGCGTAACCACCTCCGTCGATTGGACCTACAACGGATGGGAGCGGGGAGTGACCCCCACCGCAGTCAAGGCAGAGAAAGAAGTTCGAGTCTCGACGGACTATATAGACGCCGGCTTTGCCCAGCAATTGCGGGACATTGCGCTTTCTCGGGCTGTGTTTATCGTAGACGGGGACAACCTTATCCCGGTCGTCGTGACCGACTCGGAGTACCTCTTCAAGACTTCGGTAAATGACAAGCTGATTAGCTACTCCTTTACCTTGCAGTACAGCAACCGACCCCGCACCAAGTGATTCGCCTTGTAGCCCTCGACCAGACCACCAACACCCAGACCACGCTTGAGCTGGAGGGGTCTCCGTCTATCTCTTTGAATTTGGCCGTGGCTAAACCGGGGGAGACGATGCAACGCCACGCGCCGTACTCGCAGACCTTCCGCCTCCCGTTCACGAATACGAATAACCAATTCTTTGCGCACTTCTACGAGGTCACCCTTTCCGATGGGGACTTCGACCCTACGCAGAAGACCGAGGTGGAGCTGTCCGAGGACGGGGTGCCGGTGATGCGTGGCTCCATGCAACTCCGGGCCGTGCGACTTATGGCGGAGGTGTACGAGGTCAACGTCCTCAGCGACGTGGGCGACCTCTTCGCGGAGATGGGGAGCAAGCTCTTAGAGGCTGCGTTCAGGGACGGAGATACCGACTACATCACGACGTTCGACTACACCCAAACGGCGGCCAATATCGTCACCTCGCAGACGCTCACCAATGACATCACTTCGGGCACGGTGGGCAATGGTACGGTCATCGTCCCCTTGGCCGACCACGGCCTGAGCGTGACACAACAACCCATCACCGCCGACGACGGGTACGGGCTTCTCGATAGTGGGATATCAAGCGCGGCCACGGTCACGCCGGAGATGCTCAAGCCGGCCATAAGACTCAAGGCGGTAACAGACCGCATCATCGAGCAAGCCGGGTTCTATTACTCGTCCACGTTCTTCAGTTCTGCGTTTTACGAGAGTATGTACATGACCCTTGCCACCGAACAAGAGCGAACCATATTCAATCCGTCGCACCGCTGTCTGGCCTACCTGAACACGGCGCAAACCATCAACTCCACCGGGAACACCCTCATCACCATCAACACCGACTCCGCGCTAGATGGGTTCGATGAGGACAACAACTTCAACACTACGACGAGCAAGTATGTCACGCCCAATCCAGGCGACTACACCTTCACGGCTCAGGCCAAGCTCACCCTCAGCGGAACCACGTCGAACAATGTATTCGCGTTTCTCACGATTCAAAGTGGGCAGGGAACCATTGCCTCCACCGTGGTGGACTTGGGGGC